TATAACATATTTGATGGGTCAAATATTTCTGAAAATACTTTGAAAAATAGTTGCAATATTAATTACAACACAGGTATTACTACATCACATATTTATAGAAACGAATTAAATGACAGTGTCATTTCATTTAATTATAATAGGACATATTCTCTTATAGCATCAAATATTTTAGCTGCTTCATCTATTAGTTATAATCAGTTATTAGATTCTGAAATATTGTATAATAAAATAATGCCTGAATCCAGTATTGATCAATGTCTTTTGGATACAAGTGATATTGTTAGAAATTATTTAGAAAATTCTGATCTTAATACAAACTCTTCTGGTATATTAACAGGTAAAATAATTCAAAATAATTATTGTGAAAATGCTACTGTGGTTGGAGATTTTACAAGTTCTACATACATATATGATTCTCAAACTAAAAAAATATTTACTAGAGAGGGTGGTGTATCGAAGTTAGGCTTTTATGACACTTCGAATAATTTTGTAGTATTTGATGTAAATGCTTGATTAATTTTTGAAAGTGTATTTAATCAAAAAAGTTTAATATCATTATTGAATAATTGAAAATATCAATTTTTAAACAATTTTAATTTTTTTTCCTGCGACTTTCAAAATTTATTTACTATTTATTTTAAATTGAATAGGAAAATTGAAAGCTCAAAATATATCAGGAAGAAGGATCAAAGTTGAGTATGGGTTCAGAAATATCAGAAAAAGAGAACTTTTGGAGCCCGGACAAATCATCGAAATCGATGAATTTGATCAAGATTATCTGAATAAATTGGGTGTTTTTAGGATGGGAGAAATGATAATAATTAATGAGGAACCAATCGATAAAATGGCTCAAGCAAAAAAAGATGCTGAACAATATATAAACCAAAATAAATAAACAAAAAAATTAAATATAAAAATAAATGGCACAAACAGTATTCGTTTCACCGGGAGTATACACAAGAGAGCAAGATTTCACATTCTTCGCTTCAAGAATAGGTTTAACCAGACTTGGATTGGTCGGTTTAACGCCCAAAGGTCCTGCTTTTGAACCAATAAAAATTGCTTCATCAGAAGGGTTTTCTAATAGATTTGGTAATCCAAACTCTGATTATCCTTTAACATATGTTGCATACAGATTTTTATCACAATCATCTGAATTGACTCTTACAAGAGTACTTGGTAAGGTTGGTTATTCAGGTTCAAATGCATGGTTGATAACTTCGGAGGCTTCTGCATATGAGTGGAGTGGTACTACGCTATCTGTTATCAAAAGTAAAAAAGATCCGAATACTGGAAATTTTTATTATACTGGTTCTACAGATTTAACATTATTTGGAACAAGTACTTTATTAAATTCATTTGGAATTTCTGGAACAACAGGACCTATCACTGGATTTTCTAGTTCAGCTATAACTGTATCACTTAATGAAGCTGATGATACTTATATTTTGAAATTAGTGGGTCAAACCCCTAAAAGTTTTGATGGTGATACTGGTTTTTATGTAGATTCAATTTTCCCACACTTAATTGGTCAATGTGCTACATATACAGCATCAACAATTGCTGGTAACATAGGAACAGCATTGACAACTTCATTTGAATTTAAGTCAAATGATGCATATAAGGATTATACAGAACAATTCAGGAATTCTATAACTCCAATGATTGTTGGTCAGGTTGTAGGAAGTACGGTTAGGGATTTGTTTAAAGTTGAAACTATATCTGATGGTGATGCTTCTGCTGCAGAAATAAAAGTTTCTTTTGTAAACTTAGATCCTGCCAATAATACATTTGATTTAGTTGTAAGAAGATTTTTCGACACTGATGCAAGTACTTTGACTAGTGGTAGATTAGAATTGTTCCGTCAATGTACAATGGATAGAACTAAGCCAAACTTTGTTGGTAAAATGATAGGTACAACGGATGAAATATATCCAAGACAATCAAATTACATAACAATAACTTTAGCAGATAATTTCCCACAAGATCAAGTTCCTGCTGGTTTCAGAGGTTATACATTAAGAACTGGCACAACTGCTAATGTTCCTCAAATTCTTTATAAAACAAGTTACCTTTCTTCAGATACTGTTTCTAAAACATATTTAGGTTGTTCTGAATTAGCATATACTGGTTTAACATCTGTTGTTGTAGGTGTAAAAAATGCAATACAAACTTTAGAAAAAGATATTTTTAAATTCCAAGGTTCTGATTCAACAGATGTAGCTACTGTTAAAGGTTTTCATATGGAAAGCACAGCTCCAACATCTACTTTCTATACTGGTATTGAAACAAGTTTGACTGATTATGAAAAACCAGAAAGAAAATTCACAGTAGCTCCTTTTGGTGGATTTGATGGATGGCAACCTTATACAATTCCAACCTTCACTAATGATGTTGCTGATGAAGACAATTTAGACGCATTTAAACTTTGTGTTGATTTAATGGCACCACCTGAGTCTGTGGATATAAATGTATTTGCTGCTCCAGATGTAAATTATTCAGATAATTTGAATGCTGTTAATTATTGCTTGACTATGGTTGAAGATAGAGCAGACTCTATATATGTAATAGAAAGTCCAAGATTGTCTACTGATTCTGCAAAAGCAACCGCTTCACAAGCTGCTGCTGCTGTAGAAGAATCTGGTATTGATTCTAGTTATGCAGCTACATATTGGCCTTGGATTCAAATTGAAGACCCAACAAGTAATAAATTCATTTATATTTCTCCAACTTCAGAAGTTGTAAAAAATATAGCTTTAACTGATAATATTGCATATTCTTGGTACGCACCAGCAGGTCTAAATAGAGGTCAAGTGACTTGTGTTAGAGCTGACATAAATCTCTCTAGAGATGATCGTGATACTTTGTATGATGCAAATATTAATCCGATTAATACAGTTGCTCAACAAGGTGTAACAATTCAAGGTCAGAAAACTATGCAAATTGAACAATCTGCTTTGGATAGAATAAATGTTAGAAGATTGTTGTTACAAGTTAGAAGATTAGTTGCAGCTGCTTCACAGACATTGTTATTCGAACCAAACGATCAAACAGTGCGTGACCAATTCTTAGCAAAAGTTGAGCCTATATTGTTACAAATACAAAATCAGAGAGGTATATTCGCATATAAAGTTACAGTAGATGATTTTAATACAGCTACTGAAGATTCTGATAGAAATACTTTAACTGGTAAAATAGCAATTAAACCTACACCGGCTCTTGAATTTATAGATCTTACATTCCAAGTTCTTCCTACTGGAGCAAATTTTGAAGATTTCTAAAAAAATCAAAAAAATAAAAAATAATAACATAAAATATAAAAATATAAAAATAAATGGCACAAACAGTATTCGTTTCACCGGGAGTATATACAAGAGAGCAAGATTTCACGTTCTTCGCTTCAAGAATAGGTATAACTAGATTGGGAATGGTGGGATTAACCTTAAAAGGTCCCGCATTTGAACCAGTAAAAGTTCCATCACAAGAGAATTTCTTGTTCAGATTTGGTGGTACCAATCCAGATTATCCTTTGCCTTACGTGGCAAATGCATTTTTGAATCAATCGTCTGAGTTGACGATGACAAGAGTGTTAGGAAAAGTTGGTTTCACAAATTCTCCTGCATGGATCATCTCTGCACCTACTGGAGCTTTATATTCTGGTACAACATCTAGATCTGGAATAACTTTTAATGCAAATACCACATCAGTTATAAACTTTACAATTAATACATTAGAGGATTATATTGGTGGTGTTAGTGGTGATATTTCTGGTAATACCGCTGGTGGTAACACTGTAAATATTCACTTCAGTGGTTCTGTAACAACAGCTGTTTATTCTGCAGCATTCAATGTTGTAGCATCTTCGCTTGGTATTATATCTACTGGTGGTAATGGGACTGATTTGATAATTCCAGATACTTTCTCATTGAACAGTAACGTAAGTATATCGAATGACTATTCTGGAGCAACTTTATGTGTTATTAGAAGTAAAAAAGATGGAAATGGTACTCCATATTATTCGGCAGAAACAGATTTGACTGTGTCTGGTTTAGGATCTCCTCTAGGTGTATTTAGTTTATCCGGTGGATCTAATACACCATTGACTGCTTTAACTAATTCAACTCTTAATGTTTCTTTAGATGAAACACAAAAAAGTTATATAGTAAATTCTTTAGGTACTAATCCAAAAAATGTAGCAGGCGATTATGGTTTATTTGTTGATGTTGTGACACCTCATTTTATAAGACAAGCATTTTCGGCAGGAACTTTAAATCTACTTGAAGGTTTATCGTATTCCAATACGGTTAATTTTACAAATTTTGCAGATTCATATAAGAATTCTACAACACCGATGATTGTTTCAAAAGTTATAGGTTCATCAGTAAGAGATATGTTTTATTTTGAAACAGTTTCTGATGGAGATGCCTCATCTAGAGAAATAAAAATTTCTATAGCTAATATAGACAACACAAATAAAGTATTTGATGTTGTTATTCGTAAATTCGAGGATACAGATGCTAATACTTTAACTAATGGAAGATTGGAATTATATAGGGGTCTTACAATGGATGACACTCAGCCGAATTTCATAGGTAAAGCAATAGGTACAACAGATGAAACATATCCAAGAGTTTCCCAATTCGTAACTGTGACTTTGGCTGATAATTTCCCAAGAAACACAGTTCCGGCAGGTTTTAAAGGTTACAATTTGAGAACATTCGCAGATTCAGGTTTAACTTCTACTCAATTATTATACAAAACATCATATGCTGCTACTGATACTGTTTCTAAAACATATTTAGGAATTTCTGAATTAGCTTATACTTTGTTTACTGCTAATTTAGTAGGTCAAAAGGCTTCAATAAAATCAATAGAAGCAGATTTATTTAAGTATCAAGGTGCTATCACAACTGGTGTTACAACAATAAAAGGCTTCCACATGGAAAGTGGTGCAACAACAGATTTGTTTGTAACTGGTACAAAAGGCTCTATTTCAGATTATACAAAATCTCAGGCTAAATTCACTGTAGCTCCGGCTGGTGGTTTCGACGGATGGAATCAATTTAGAACAGTTACATTTACTGATGACGCTAATGATTTAGACAACGTTCAAGCATTCAAAGATGCTGTAGATTTAATGGCAATCCCTGAAACAGTAGATGTTAATTTATTTGCCACTCCTGATTTAAATTGGTTTGATCATTATAAATCAGTAGAACATTCATTGACAATGGTTGAAAATAGAGCTGATGCAGTTTATATTATAGATGCTCCTCGTTATGCATCTGATGGTTCTCAAGATAGTGCTGCAATAGCAACCGATTTACAAGGAGTAGGATTAGATTCAAATTATGCAGCAACATACTGGCCTTGGATTCAAATTTTCGACGCTACATATCAACAATTTGTATTTACTTCTCCAACATCTCAAGTTGTTAAAAGCATAGCATTAACTGATAACATTGCTTATCCATGGTTTGCACCTGCTGGTTTAACAAGAGGTAAAGTTGATTGTGTGAAAGCTGATGTTAAATTAACTAGAGATGATAGAGATAATCTTTATGATGTAAATATCAACCCTATAAACACAACAATTCAAGAAGGTGTTACAATTCAAGGTCAAAAAACTCTTCAGGTTAAGCAATCTGCTCTTGATAGAATTAACGTAAGAAGACTCTTGTTGCAAGTTCGCAGATTGATTGCTGCAGCTTCTCAGACCTTGTTATTCGAACCTAACGATCAGACTGTACGTGACCAGTTCTTAGCTAAAGTTGAACCTTTGTTATTACAAATTCAAAACCAAAGAGGTCTTGCAGGATTCAGAGTAGTAGTTGACGATTTTAATAATGCTTCTGTAGATAGTGATAGAAATACCTTAACTGGTAAGATTCAAATCAAGCCTACTCCAGCTCTCGAATTCATTGACTTAACTTTCCAAGTTCTTCCTACTGGTGCTAATTTTGAAGACTTTTAATAAATAAAAGTTTTATAAAGAAAAGGGATCTGAAAAGGTCCCTTTTTTTATTTTATGTATGAAAGTATTCACTATTTTTTTATATAAATTATTTTTATTATGTGTCAAATAAAAATAAAATTATTTATTTATTTTTCATTCCTGAATTGAATATAAGTAAGATTGGAATAAGCAGAAATGCTACTAAAAGATTAAGTCAATTACAAACTGGTTGTCCTTATCAAATACAATTAATTAAAACATATAGTTCAGAATTTTCTACTAAAATTGAAAGAGTATTACATAGGTCATTCAGAACAAAAAAAGTTGATTCGTTTGAATATGCCTTGTTAGGAGAATGGTTTAATTTAGAAATAGATTCAATATTAAAATTCGAGGAAATTTGCTCTGAAATAGAGAAAAATATTATCTATTTAAAGAAAGAAAACAATCCTTTTCTATGATATGTGAAGTACAAATTTCATACTTCCGCAATCCCAAATTCTATCCATTCTATTTTTTTTTGCTATTTGCCATTCAGTCAATTCAGAATTTTCATTGAATAATTTTATTAATTTTTGTTTATTATATTTGAAACGGTGATATCTTATAAAATAGTTACTTTTTTCGAAGTAAAAATAATTAGGTTTAGTTGTATTGATATATTCGAAATTGCATTTATGGTAAACAGTATTTTCCGGATTTAAACCACTCCAACGACAATCTGCATAAGTGAAAATCTCTTTAGTTTCAGGATTGTTTTTTAAAAAATGATTTAAAAGTTTTTCAAAACCCCCAATAATATTATAGTCAATTTTAGAGCAAAAACGAGATAATTCTACTGAATTTTCTTTGTCCTGATTATTTTTTAATTTGTTTCCAAGGGCTAGTCTAGGTTTACAAAAAGTCATTACTGAAACAATTTCATTTTTTAAAAATAAACCATAACTTTTGAAGTTCACATCATTTCCCTGTATATGATTTTCTTCTAAAAATAATTTCTTTTCCATAAATGTGATTTCTTTTATTTCACAATTTCTTGCATAAATTTTATTAGGCGTTAAATTCAAATAATTCTTAATTCTACTTTTCACTATATCCTTTTTAAACATCCATTCATCTTCAAAAATATGTATCAATTTAATATTTTCATTATTACATAATTGAGATTTTTTTAAATGATAATTGGGAAGTTTGTTTCCACCCATTTCAGAGTGAAAATAATTCCCATTCAATTCAAATGCTATTTTGTGATCTTGTAAGTAGAAATCTAACTCCAGAGGAGCAATAATTTTTTTTGTATTCTCAACATATTCTAGATTTAGTGAATCTAAAAAATCTTTGAATTCACCTTGTTGTTTTGAAATGCTAGTTAATGGATAACATCTTCTACAAATTGGTATAGAATCAAAAGACCATTCGAATATATTGTCACATAATTTACAAGTAAGTTGATATTTCAAATAGTGTAATTTGCCTTCATCTGTCTTTATTCTTAATTTATTGTATTGATTAATATCGAACTTCAAATCATTTTTAGCTAAAATTTCCTTTATTTTATTTGTTTTGTTTAGCTTTTGGATGCCCAAATAAAGATCAGAGCTAAAATAATAATCTGAATTAAATTTATTTTGGTTTGTTTTTTTTAAATTATCTTTGCATTTATCAGTTTGTAAAGTATAATCAACTCCGTATTTATCTCTATTTGTTTGTTTGAGTTTGTCTAAGGACTCTTTAGTTTTGAGGTGATGATCAACTTTATATTTATCTAAAGTTGTTTTTTTTGCTTTCTCTCTATTATTAAAATTTGGATCATTATATTTTAATAATTTTGTTTGATCAGATTTTTCTTTATAATCCTTTATTTTAGATGGGTGTTCTACATCATACTTCTCTTTCAAAGAGCTCTTTATTTTTTCATAATTATTATATTTCTCATCTCCGTATTTTTCCTTCTTGATTTGTTTTAAATTATCATAATAATTATCAGTTTCAAAAAAACTTTTTTTACCATATTTTTTTTCTATGGTATCAAAAATTTTTTTCATCCTTTCGTCTTTATGGTTTTTTCTATATAATTCAGTGCATTTTTCACTGCAATTTTTTTTGTTTTTCTTGTTACCAGCATCGAATTCCTTTTTGCATGTTTCACAAACTTTAACTCGTTGAATTTTAGGTCTTCCCATTGTTTTTATATATGATATATAATATTGTGTTAATGTAAATATACATAAAAAAATAAAAAAAACTCAAATTTTTTTTTTTTACTTTATTTATTAATAAATAAAAACTTAAATATCATGCCAACACTAATGTTTAGACCGGTTCCAATTGATCAGGAACCTAAAATGAAAAACAGATTCGTTCTTGAATTTCCTACGGAATTAGGTATTGAATCTTATCTAGTACAGACTTCCAAGAAGCCTTCGATATCAATAGATAAAGTAGATATTCCTTACATGAATACTAAAACATACATTGCTGCGAAATACGCTTGGGATGAAATGGATGTTACGTTTATCGATGTTATCGGACCTTCTACGACTCAGAAAGTAATGGAGTGGGTTCGTTTACATGCTGAATCTACAACTGGTAAAATGGGTTACGCAGTAGGTTACAAGAAAAACCTTGTATTGAAAGCTCTTGATCCAGTAGGTGTAGAAGTCGAAAAATGGACTCTTGTTGGATGTCAAATAGTTAAAGCATCTTTTGATGATTACGATTATGGTGCAGCAGAACTTGCAAAAGTGAGCATCACAATCCAACCAGATAGATGTTTATTATCAGCATAATAACAAAATAAAATATTTTCGGTTTTTTATTGTGAGCGACACTGAAAAAGTGTCGCTTTTTTTATAACTCATAGTCATCAAACCTTTTTTTATTCTATTTATTTGAAATGAGATATTAATGTCAAAATTAAGAATTTATAAGGAATTTTACAGAATAGATTATATAGACGGAGTAAATGATAATTATACATTAATTGACCCATTTTCATTAACCGCAGCAACGTATAATTTTAGTACAAGTCAAGTAGTTGAAAGTTTAACAACTACTCAAGAAAGTTTGGGTAATTATTATATTGAATTAAACGGTTCTCTTTACACGTTTCCTACAGTTTATCAAATAATTTGGTATGTAGAATATTTGAATAATGGAATTGTAAAACAATTGAGAACTAAATTCTTATTTGATCCTGTTAAAAATTATATAATTTCTGAATTGGATATAGAATTTTCTAAATATGTAAATATAAATTATGAAATAAGCAATTCTGTTCCTTTAGATTATGAAATTAAAATAAATTAAGATGAACCAAAAACCATTTATAATAAAAAGAAATGATACATTGCCAGATTTGCAAATAAACATTAAAACAAGAAGTTGTATAAATGCCATTATACCTTTTGATTTGTCTAATGTAACAGGTTGCACATTTTCAATGATAGATGAGTGTGGTTCTGTTGTAATAGCTTCTAATACGGCTCAAGTAATTAATGCATCAGCTGGAACAGTTCAATATACTTGGTTGGAAGGGGATACAAGTATGAGTGGTAAATTTCAAGGAGAATTTGAATTGTTTTTTGACGATGGAAAAAAAATATCCATACCTAGCTTAGGGGGAATTGAAATATTCATAGATCAAGATATTAATAATTTATAAATAGAATAGATGTCCGGTTATTACATAATACCTGTTGTTGGTGGTTCACAATTTAGCGGAGGTACAGTATCTGGAGATACTAACTTTTTGTCTAATTTATCAGCTAATACTTTTTATTTAACCAATACACCCAATAACAATAATTCATCTAATTATGTACTTGTTTATAATAACACAACAAATGTAATTGAATACCGAGACGCATCCTCGATTGGAGTGTTGGGTAATTTCTTACCAATAAGTGGTGGGACTTTGACAGGTCAATTAAACGTACCTTCAATTTCTGGAAGTTCAATAACTGGATTTACTTTTTATTCAGGATCAACTCCTTTACAAAATATATTCCCTTACAGTGGAACAAATATAGGATCAGGATCAACTGGAATTTTTGCTCAGAAAAATAATGATTTATTAGAATTTAAAACCTTATCTGCTGGAACAAAAGTTTCAATAACAGGAACCTCTGATACTGTAATTATTTCAACATCCGGAATAAATAACTATTATATCCAAACCATTGCACCATCTGGAACTACAAATTCTCCACTATACGATGGAGATAGATGGTTCAATACAGTTAACGGTTTAGAGTTTGTTTACATAGATGATGGTAATTCTTCCCAATGGGTTGAGATTTTTGCTGCGACACCACAGTATGAAAATTACGGAACTTATGAAATAAATGTAAACTCTTTTAATTTATCATTCGATTATTTTTATTATGGAATTATTTATGATGGGGCAGTAAATTTATACTTACCGTCTTGCACTGGTTTAGATGGTAAAAAATTAACTATAAAAGATGAATTAGGAAATTGTAATCAATTAGGAAAAAGAATAAGAATATCTGGAGCAACAGGAGAAAATATAGATGGAAATAATTATGTGGATATGGCAATATCAAAAATGGCTTTACAAGTAATATCAAGATCAAATAACTGGTATATAATATAAAAAATAAATGAGTTACATATTCAATAGCAATTCAACAGTTTCATTCGCAGATAATGCAACAATAGATGCATTCGGTAGACTTCGAGTTTCTGAAATTACTAGTTATTTAGAATTAAAATATTTATCTGATAAACAACCACTATTGGTAGATGAAATTATTAGTGGTTCTTCTACCTCTGCTTTTAATTCCAATAACTCAGAAATTAATATGAATGTTTTTGGTTCTGGAGATCTTGTAATTAGACAATCGAAATATAGAGGAATATATCAACCCGGAAAGGGTCAATTGTTTGAAGCTAGTTTTTCTGATTTTAATATTGAATCTGACGTTATAAAAAGGGTCGGATATTTTTCATCTTCTTTTGATATACCATATTCATCAACTCTAGATGGATTCTTTTTAGAATCAAATGGAGTTGATAATTCAATATCATTTCAAATATGGAAGAAAGGTACTCAAATTTTTAGTGGTGGAACTGATTCTTGGAATAATAATGAATTTGACATTACAGCATTAGATTGGAGTAAAACAAATCTTTGTTTAGTGGATTTTCAATGGCTTGGAGTAGGACGAGTTAGATTCGGATTAAATTTAAGTGGTATAACTTATTTCTTTGCTGAGCATTCTGGTACTGGTCATTTGGATAATGTATATATGGTTTCTCCAAATCAGCCTATAAGATATGAAATAAGATCTTCTGGTGGTGCTGGACAATTCAATCAGATATGTTCTCAAGTAAGTATCGAAGGATCATTAAACTCACTAAATAAAACAGTTGGATTAAGTAATGCTACTGAGATAACATGTTCTACTTCAGGAGTTACATATCCTATAATAGGATATAGATTAAAAACTGGTTCTACATTTTCAAACGCTATAATTGATTATGTGGCTGTTTTACAAACAACAAACGATAATTATTTGGCAAGTATACAGTTTAATCCAACTTTAAGTTCTCAACCTTCATATACTGATGTAAATAATTCATCAATACAATATGCTGTTGGTAATGGAACTATTACGGTTACTTCAGCTGGTCATATTATTTCTAACTATATAGGTAAAGCAGGAAGTTTAGGAACAGATAAATTTGATTATAAAGATAATTCAATAAAACCCGGAGTTGGAATAAGTGGAAACCAAGATACTGTTTGGTTTTGTGTTACTCCACTTTCAAATAATAGCAAATTCAGAACTTCAATAAACATAAATTACTTTGATTAAAAAATGCCAATAAATTTTCCAATAAATCCAACTATAGGTCAAACCTATACCTATGATTCGAAAACATGGGAATGGGAAGGTAGTTATTGGAAAGCATTGGGGATTGTTCCCGCAAATGGTTCTTCTGGAACAAGTGGTAGTGCAGGTAGTTCTGGTACAAGTGGTAGTTCGGGTAGTTCAGGAACTAGCGGTAGTTCGGGTAGTGCAGGTACATCAGGAAGTTCTGGTAGTGCAGGTACATCGGGTAGTTCAGGAAGTTCTGGTGAAAACGGAAGTTCTGGTTCATCTGGTAGTGCAGGTACATCGGGCAGTTCAGGAAGTTCTGGTGCAAACGGCAGTTCTGGCTCATCTGGTAGTGCAGGTACATCAGGTAGTGCAGGTTCTGCTGGTACAAGTGGTAGTGCAGGTACATCGGGTAGTGCAGGTACATCGGGCAGTTCAGGAAGTTCTGGTGCAAACGGCAGTTCTGGCTCATCTGGTAGTGCAGGTACATCTGGTAGTTCAGGAAGTTCTGGTTCATCTGGTAGTGCAGGTACATCGGGTAGTTCAGGAAGTTCTGGTGTAAACGGAAGCTCTGGTTCATCGGGTAGTGCAGGAAGTGCAGGCACATCGGGTAGTTCAGGAAGTTCTGGTATAAACGGAAGTTCTGGTTCATCTGGTAGTGCAGGAAGTGCAGGCACATCGGGTAGTTCAGGAAGTTCTGGTGCAAACGGCAGTTCTGGTTCATCGGGTAGTGCAGGAAGTGCAGGCACATCGGGTTCATCTGGTAGTGCAGGTACATCGGGATCTTCTGGTAGTTCTGGAGTTAACGGAAGCTCTGGTTCAGCAGGTACATCTGGGGTAGATGGTGCTAGTGGAACTTCTGGAACAAGTGGAACTTCAGGATCATCTGGTAGTGCAGGTACATCAGGTTCATCAGGAAGTTCTGGTGCAAATGGAAGCTCAGGCTCATCAGGAATAAATGGAAGTTCAGGTTCATCTGGGATAAATGGAAGTTCAGGTTCTTCTGGTAGTGCAGGTATATCGGGAAGTTCTGGTTCATCTGGGATTAATGGAAGTTCTGGTTCTTCTGGTGAAAATGGAAGTTCAGGCTCTTCTGGTAGTGCAGGTACATCAGGAAGTTCTGGTTCATCTGGAATAAATGGAAGTTCTGGTTCTTCTGGTAGTGCAGGTACATCGGGAAGTTCTGGTTCATCTGGTAGTGCAGGTACATCGGGTTCATCTGGTAGTGCAGGAACTAGTGGTAGTTCTGGCAGTGCGGGTACATCTGGTTCATCTGGTAGTTCTGGTATAAATGGTAGCTCAGGTTCATCTGGTAGTGCAGGTACATCGGGTTCATCTGGTAGTGCAGGAACTAGTGGTAGTTCTGGCAGTGCAGGTACATCAGGATCTTCTGGTAGTTCTGGTATAAATGGAAGTTCCGGTTCATCTGGAAGTTCTGGTACAAGTGGTAGTTCGGGTAGTGCAGGAACATCTGGTTCATCTGGTAGTTCTGGTACATCAGGATCATCTGGTAGTGCAGGAACTAGCGGTAGTGCAGGTTCATCAGGCACAAGTGGTAGTGCAGGTACATCGGGTTCATCTGGTAGTGCAGGAACTAGTGGTAGTTCTGGCAGTGCAGGTACATCAGGATCTTCTGGTAGTTCTGGTATAAATGGAAGTTCCGGTTCATCTGGAAGTTCTGGTACAAGTGGTAGTTCGGGTAGTGCAGGAACATCTGGTTCATCTGGTAGTTCTGGTACATCAGGATCATCTGGTAGTGCAGGAACTAGCGGTAGTGCAGGTTCATCAGGCACAAGTGGTAGTGCAGGTAGTTCAGGAACTAGCGGTAGTGCAGGTTCATCTGGCACAAGTGGTAGTGGAGGTAGTTCAGGTATAGATGGAAGTTCCGGTTCATCTGGAAGTTCTGGTACATCAGGATCATCTGGTAGTGCAGGAACATCTGGTTCTGCTGGTACATCCGGTTCATCAGGTAGTGCAGGTTCATCCGGCATTGATGGTGTGTCAGGCGGACAAAATTACTTTTTGAATTATTCGGTAACTCAAAGTCCTTTAACATATAAAGAATTAGGTCGTTTTACGACAGGTGCTGGTCAGCAAACGGTCGCAATTACTTTGACATCAAATCAACAAGATGTATTGTTTGGTGAGTTCATTACT